CAAGTTTTCCCCATCCAGTTCAATAGAATCTAAGTCCAAGGCTTTTAAAATTAAATCTTCATATACTGCCCCTTCATCCTTTAACTTTTTAGATAAAACTGATTTTTTTGTTATACTTAAAATTTCTTTTTCTTTCAACTGGATATCACTATTATATTTATTGCTTAGTTCTGTATAACTACTTTTTAATTCTGTGTTATCTTTTAAAAGTTTTTCAACATCAGTATTTTTCTTTTCATAGTCTGATACTTTCCCTCTTAAAAGCTTGTTTTCCTCATTCTTTTCGTTGAATTTTGCGATAGGAATATAAGAACCATCATTTAATATTATTTTCTTATCTCCTATTTTTGGTAGTACTTGTTTGTAAAGTTCTTCCCCTATTAAATCCTTTAACCATTCCATTTTTTATATCTCCTTTTTTTCTGATTAGGTTTTTTTAGTGGTAACCCTCCACCAATCAGGAATTTTTTAAAGAAATTCTAAACTCCGAATAATGATTCTAAATCTAATCCGCCTATGTCAACAGCTACAATGGTACATCGACAATGAATATCTTCTTTAGCTACCCCGAACCCACCCGGATATTTAGTTTTATATTCTCCTGAATAAAAATATCCGTCTTTGTCTGCCTTTTGTCCATCAAGCGCAACATGTGACGGTCTTGTCCTTGCGTCCTTTGTTGCCATCCACTCAATATCAAATTCATTCCCCAGCGCCCGGCTTCTGTCAAACCCTCTTCTTGTTGCCTCTTCTTTTATTCGGTGACCTTCTGTCCATGCAATCCTTAAAGCCCTTCTTTTATCAATATTGAGTGTTTTTGATATTTCCGATGCCATTTGTTTATAAGACTGCCCTTTTCCTAGTCCTGCTTTTACTATTTTTAGACAATCTTTTTTTATTTTTTCGAAATTTACAAATAACCTTTTAGTTATTGTTTTGCCGGCTACTTTTCGATTAGTTATTATGCTTGCTAGTTTCTGAGCTTCCTCTTTAATAGTACTTGTTTTTTTAACGTTAATCAAGCCTTTTAGATAAGACTTATCACTTAACATTTCCAAATCTTTTATCATCTTTGTTGATAATTTCCCATATGTTTTATCAACACTTTTTTTTATTTCCAGTTCCAAAGCTTTTATTTTTTTAGCCGGTGTTAGTTTTTTACCCTCAAAACTATTTAAAGTCGCTTCCAGCTCTTCTGCTAATTTATTATATAGTGTTTCAATTTGTTTTTTTGTCATTTAAAACACCTCTTTTATGTGTTATAATAATTATTGCTATAGCTCGAAACAACTCGAAAGCTCGTAGAGCACCGGTAGACGTCCGGAGGTCTGTAAATTCAGATAGAGTTGTTTTTAAATTTTTTATTTAAAACCACCCTTTACATATTGCCTTTTGCAATCCTCAGAACATAAAGCCCTATTATTATTATAAATAATATTTGATGAAAATTCTTTTTGACAAATAAAACAAGTATAATCATTTATTTCTTGTTGTTGTTTTTCTTCAGCTTCTACTTCTTTTTTTTTGCTATAAATTTTTAAATGCAAAGTAATATCAATTGCATATAAAACTAATATTAACACTATTATATAAATCATTTAAACCACCTCTTCAATAACTGGTTCTGGTTTTGGTTCTGGTTCATCTTTATATTGTGCCTCTTCTTCTTCTATTTGTTCCAGCTCATCATCTATATTTGTAACATAAGGATGATTTGAAATATTAGTTTTCTTTGATATAATTCCATCACTTTTGACAATTCCTTCGATGATTTCAGAATCGTTAAATATCATTTTCTTGTTAAATATTGCCTTCAAATTTTCAACATCTTCCAAGGGTTGATTTTTTAATTTCTTATAAATGTTTACAAATTCATATAATTGATAGATAAAACTTTTTAACTGCCTCAACCCAGCATCTGCTTTTAAATCTAAATTAGAATATCGGGATTTTATAACAACATTAGTTATATTCCCCTCACTTAATTTGCGTGTATCTACCGCTTGGGCGGTTTCATAAATTAGGTCTCTAATAATATCGATAAAAACTTTTCGCGCCTCATATGGTATATCTACCTTTAAAAAATCTATATCACCGGTCGGCGATACATCATCACAAGTTATAATTCCATATTTTTTTAATAAAAACCAAAATTCTTCCCAATCTTGAGCTCCTCTATCTTTTACTTTTAATATAGCTTCTTGAAACATACTTATATTATTAGCAAAACCAGATATTAGCTCGTCAAATAAATCTATATGGGATTTTATAATTTGAAGGTCATAAACATCTTCTTTGTTATTCCTGAGTGGAATAAAAGGCACAACCCCCCAGCCAAAATTTTCTATTCTATCAGTTTTTCCAAGACTCATAAATTTATTTGAATTATAAAAAATTGGATTAGATTGTATTGCCAAATCAAAAAAGAATTCTCCTTTTTCATTTTCCATGTAATAACTAACCTTTTCTTTGTCGTATACTTCGACTTTATATCTAAAATATTCTTGATCATTTTCTACAACTAACATTTTATAGTATCTGATTACCTGCAATAATTCATCTTCAAACTCAGTATCATAGATAGGGATTATTTCAATGGAATCTATTATTTTATATTTTAGATTCCCCAACCTATCAATGTACATATAAAGCCATGATATACCTTTTTTTCTAGCTTCTAAATACAAATCATAGATAAAATCATTAATATCAATAACTTTGTCATCCTTCAAATTTTCTATTATTATTTCTTTGCCGACACAATATGATGTTGCTTGGTCAACTATTTCTTTGTAGAATCCGGTCGGGATTTTATGTTCTGTAAATATCTTATATTCTTTTGACTTCTTTTCTAGAATAGCTGTATTTTGGTTATTATAATAATTTTCCCCGTCTATCTTCCTTTTTTTTTCATCGCTATTCAAATCATAATCAATTAATGATCGAAGAATAGCTTCATTGGTTATCGAACTTTCAGCCCTTAACCTTTCATAAATTAAATTTACTTGACTCATTTTTCTACCTCCTACTTGGAAAAAATTTTCTTTTACTATATTGGAATCTTTCTGTCAAATATCTTGTACAATCTATAGAATGATCGTCTTTATCATCCAGTTTTGAAATTACATTACCATCTTTGTCTGTCTGGTAATCGATATTTTCAAACTCTCTGGCAGCATTTGGACATCTAACCGGATCAATTACAATAGCTTGTAAAGTATCCAGCCATTCGAGTCCATGTTCGACACTTCCCGGACCTTTTGTTGCGCCCCGGCATCTTATTCCATAACTTTTTACGTCATCTATTGATCTCGGATCCTCAGAGTCTGCAATTATCATAATATCATTATAGCCTTTTTCAATTATCTTTTCTGACAAAATTTTATTTGATATTTTAACCTGATAAATTTCAGCAAAGATATAAAGGATAAATCTTGTTTTGTCAAAATGCGCCCGAAGAAAACATAATGGATCTGCAGCATATCCCCAGTCTAATCCCTGACATAAATTGTCAAATGTAAATATTTCAATGTCGGTTATCTCCCTGAATTCCAAATTACTAAATGGAACAATGCCACCACCAATTGCCTCGCCTCCATAATTCCATCGCCATCTAGCCTCATTTTTTGCTTTTACATTGTCGGCTTCATCTAGAAAATCTTTAGACAAATGAGGATTAACAAAACTTGTTGAGTGGTCAATGCAAGTATTTTCTGGAATAAACTGAGTATTATATAACTTGTTACACCAGTGAGCTTTTCTTTTTGGTGGATTATAAGTAAATATAATATGGTATACTAATCCTTCTGGAAGCGTTGCCCTTACTATACTATCAATTATTGTCTTTACCTCTTCATAACTTCTAAACTCTACTAATTCCTCTATCCATAATCTAGCAATAGGGAATTTAGAAGTTTTGATAGACTTGATTTTTTCTGGTTCCTGCCCTCCAGTAAATATAAATCTTTGCCCAGTTCTAATTCTGGTTATGCTTGGCTTGGTTCCCCCAATACAACGAAATTCGTCACTTACATTTAAATCATTAATGGCTTGTTTTATTTCTTCATACACTGATGTTGCTATTGTACTATGTATTTTCCTAAGTATTAATATATTAATCGGATACATAAGAATATCTTTTACAAGTCTTCTGGAAGCTGTTGTGCTTTTTCCTGATGCCCTGCCACCTTTTAATATACTAAATAAATGTTGTTCATATTTTTCATTAAACCATGGTTTAAAGTGTTCAATTAATGCAATATTATCAAGGTCATAAAACTCTTCCCCAATTTGGTCAGCTTTCATTCCTTTTAATTCGTCTAATAGTCTATTAATTGTGTTTACTTTACTATGTAACTTTAATTTTGGTTTTCCCATATTATCAAAGCTTATTTCAGATAATGCCCTGGTATCTACATCGCCAAAATCAGTTAAATTTCCCTTAGTATCTACATAATCAGCAAGATTGGAAAAAGCTATTGTTGCATTTTCTTCAAGTAATTTTTCTACTGTTATATTACAAAATTTGTAAGATTCTTGCTTTAAATCATAAATACGGTATTTAATCATAGGTTTTCCTAGGTTTTCAATACCAATTACATCAGCTGTTTTAGCACTATATCCAGCTTCGATAGCTGCCCTTGTTGCATTCCTGTATTTTACGTAATATCTACAAAAAAGTTCTTGTTTTATTGTTAATTTTGCCTCCTTTTTGCTCATTTTATCACCTCAAATATAGTATACTATAAATGGAGGTGGTATATAACAATGATTAAGAGATATCAAGTCAAGGAAGCTGAGAAAAACTTAATGTTAAAAGGCAATTGGGAAAATATATATGATTGTGACTTTTTCACTATTTTTAAGGTTATGACTCCAATAGAACTGAAATTAGTTTATAGGACAAAAAAAGAACCATATCTAGTTATAGAGTCTATTTGTTTTGATAAAAACAAACTGGCTATAAAAAATATGGTTATTGATTTTAATACTTCTCTATGTGTTGAAGGTATTAATTTTAAAAAAGTTAATCTAAATATCTGATTCAGAAATAACTATACAATCTAATAACTTAATTTCTGGCATTGTCTTTAATGTTAAGTTATCATCATAAGCATTCAAAAGATAATTTCTTTTTTCATGTAAATTCTGATAATTAACAAGCGTTTCAACTGCACCACCCGGCAATACGCATACAGTAACAATACAAACCTTATTACTTTTATCTAATTTCTCTTCTAATTTTTTCCTAGTTAACATTTTAATCCTCCTGAATATCTGATAATAATTTGACTTCACAATCTTCAACTATTCTATAACATTTTTCGAATACTTCTTTAGGTGACCAGCTTATATATGGGACATCTTCATTGGTTCCTATTGGTGGATAAACTACAATATAACCATAAATATCTTTATCTGTTATTGAACCTATTGAAGCCTCTCCATATTTTAATTTTTTATATTCTTCCATACTTGCGAACTTAGCTTTTATTATTTTTGTCCCAACATAATTGTTATACTCATTACTTTTCATTTTTAACCCTTCCTTTCAGATGATCCCCAAATTCTAACTTGACCATACAATGCCATATTTTTGGATCATTATAATTTATATCTGGATTTTCTTTTCTTAACTTCTTTACTGCCTTTAGATAATATTTTTTAAACTTTTCAGCTTTTTGCTTTGTTATTTCCTCTTTATCTGGTTTGTATATTGTTTTACCATCTAGAGTATAGCAAATTATATTTCCGTTTCTAACATGATCTTTATACTTGAGTGGATCCCCTCGTTTATATCTTTTTTTGTTCGCTGCTGTCATTTTCTTCAATCAACTCCCCTACAATACTAATATTAGTCACTTGAAAAGAAATTACCTGCAATGGATGATTTTTTCTAGTTTTTACTATTACAAAATCTTCTATCTCTTTTAATAACTCCATCGCCGACTTTTTATTGTTGACTTCTTTTTCATATACTCCACTAATAAAGTTTTTAACAGATGCCCCAACAACTAAATTACCAGCAAAGAAATATATATTTTTTTTAATTAATTGTTTAACTTCCAACTCTATCATTTTTTACCTCCTGAATACTAAGTAATCTAGTTATATCATTTGGTTTATGTCCGTCCCATTCTGGAGCATTAGGTATTTCTTTAATATCTTTGAAATACTCATCATGCTTAAAGTGATAATGATAAGTATATTGCCCTTCTGGAGTATCAATTCCAACTATAAAATAATCAAGATACATTGTGCCATCAATATGCAATTTGCTTTTCCAAGCCTTATCCTTATTTTGTTTACATATAATACTGAATAACACCATCCTATGAAAATATAGCTCTTCAAATGTATGATATCCGTCTGAAATTTTCTGCATGTCTATATTTTTATTTATTGTTATTATGTCCGAAATTTTAAAACATTTGTTACAATCCATTTTTTATAATCTCCTCATTATTAAAATATTCCAGCAAATCATTATTTTTTATAACTTCAAATAGTGCAGATTCTAACACGCAAATTTTGTCATGTTCTAACTTTAGGCTATATTCAAAGTTAATTGCTTCTATTATTTCATGAAGTAATGTTTTTTGCTGTACCTGTAGTTTTAAATCGGTATCAATCTTTATAGTTGCACTATTCCCACAATGGGATCCCATTGCTTCAGCATCTCTTGCATAATGTTTTTCATATTTTATTTCATATTCAAGCCCGGCAATATATATTTTATCCATCTAGTTCCTTTCCATCGGGATTATTTAAAATTCCAATGACTACTAATATTGTTAAAATTCCCTCAGATACTACGTTTATGAGTTCAATATCTGCATCAAGTACTCCATACCTTTTTAAGATTAGTATTACTAATGATATTGCCGAAGTCCATACCCATTTATTCCGAAGTTTTTCTCTCATTTTCGATGACCTCCCTTGCACATTTAGCGCAATATTTACGCCCTTTTATTGTATATATTCCCGATTGTGGCAGCTTCTTATTACAGATACAACATTTTTCATCCATTGAATAAATCCTCCTCTTTTATATCAAATAATTTACATAATCTTTTTATATACTCGTCTTTCCATTTGTACCTGTTCATTTTTAAATTTACAAAGGTACTAACTGAAATATCCAAGAAATATGATATTTCTTTATTACTAAAATTATTGTATGTTTGTAAATTTCTTAACTCTCTTGTATCGACCTTCATAGCAACCTCGTATTTTCTGTAATTTTAGGCTCCAATAAATTTATATCTTGCTTTAATGCTTCCAATTCTGAGTCGTTTATCTGTGTTATTATATGCTGTTCTTCTCCTGTTATTAACTCTAATCTTTTTACCAATAAATTAAAATTATGAATTATTGCCCCTTGTTTTCTTAGAAGGTCGACTAATTGCGACCTTTGTTCCTGAACAATATTAGATGTATATAAAACATTTCTTTTTATGCTTGCCATCTTGGAGGATGCCCATAAAAGAACACCCACCGCAATTATTAATATTATTAAACTTAATATATTAGCCATCTTAAAATCTCCTTTATTACCAGCTTGATGGAACCTTGAAAGGTTTTATTTCTCTTAATTTCTTTTGTTTCCTCATATCTGCTATAACCTTACTTTTACCGCCAAACTTATCTTTTACTCTAGTTATTAACTTTTTCTTTCTATCTTGAAGGTTTACAACTTTTAAATTCTTCTTGTTATCAGCTTCTTTTAATGCTTTTTCTAATTCTTTTATTTTCTGTTCTGCCTCTTTTATTTTACTAGCTTCTTTTAGTCCTCTTTTTTCGTCTATTTTATCCTGAATTTTTTGTTTTATTTTTTCATATACAGGCTTCCAAGCTGCTGCAATATCTGAATTAATTCTTGTATAGTTCTTTTCAATATCTGATATACAACCCTTGTATTCAGCTTCTAAGGACTGAAAACAGTTATCAGAATCATACCTAATACTATCCAGACTATTTTCGATATCACGTTCCATCGCTTCAAAACAACTATTTACACTTCTTTCAATGCCTGTTATGCAATCCCTAAACCATGATTCAAACATTTTTATAAATCTCCTTTAAATTTTATAAGTTGGTCAATGCTATTATCTTTTGAAAAGTTTAATAATTTTTTCTATAGAAATTTCTTTGTTTACTGGTTCAACATTAACTATCCCAGCTAGATATAACTTATTAAAATCTTCCAAACTTATTCCAACTATCATTTGAAATTTCTTAGCTTCTCCGATGGTATCTTCAACTATTTTTAATCCTGGGTTATAACTTCCGATAGCATCAAAACTTTTTATTTTACCCGTTCCATATTCATCACTAGACATAATTATTAATCTCCTTTATAAACTAACTTGATGGTAACCCCTGAGACATGAAGACCTATTTTATTTTTTAGTGTGATATTTTTATATTCCTTCTCGTAAAACTCAGCACTATCAACGCCCATAATAGCATTTATTCCCCCGTCAAATGAATTATCTGAGTTAACATTTCCATTGCCTTTAATTGCTACGATATCATATCTTCCGGCCGGGAAATCCTCGCCAGCTATATAATTTCCAGATGAAAATGTATATTCTTTCTTTGATGGCTTTACTGTTTTCTTAGCTTCCTTTGTTTCTTTTGCTGCTTTTTCTGGTTTTGCTTCTAATTCTTCTATCTTAGCTTCCTTGGCTTCTAGTTCTCTATTTAATTCGAAAATCTGTGCAGCTCCTGAATCTGTTTTGGTTTCTTCTCCTACCAAATTAAACATTAATATTCCGGCTATAACTGCGATGAATATCCCTTTCCATTTGTTGCTAGACCTCTTTGCTATGTACATTCCAGCCCCTACGAACGGGAACAATATTATTAATACATACAGACCAATTATTTTTAAATTTTTCATTATTAAACCACCTCAATCATAAAAATTTTACTACAATTTATACATCTATATCTTTTATATTTTTTACCATCTTTTGTTATCTCTTCGATAAATATTGTTTGAAAGCTTCCGCATTCATTACATTTTTGTTTTCTCATTTCTTTTAAATCCCCTCTATAAATT